GTTTGTCGGGTCGAGCGTCATTATCGGCGATAAGGGTACAGGCACGAGCGCGGATCGCGGCGTTGCCAGCATGTACAAGCTGGCGAAAAACAAACGCATTGCCAGTATCACGGATGTCACCATCGGCGGCACAGCCTACAAGGCGGTCAACATCGAGACGGACACCGCCTTTGACACCGAAGCGGGCGTCACCTACATCTCCACGATGCCCTATTGGAGCGGCTGGAACGATACTGTGCAGGGCTATGATGGCAGCCGATACAGCCCGACAAGTGGCAAGGAACCGGGCCTTATCCAGCGCACGGAGTTCCAAAATGGCTCGTATCTGATCCTCGCGGATGAGTTCATGCAGTGGGGCAAAGATGCTGACGGAAATTATACCCTTGACCTGTATACCTGCCACGACCAGAGCAAGGTCACGACAGGCTCTATCACAGCAGACTACACGAAGCAGGAGGACTTGACGCTGACTTTTGCCGCCAGTGAAAAAGACGGCTGGCGGTATATCGAGGATACCGCTGTAAGCAAGGATAAAGGCGTTCTGTGGCCTGCTAAAGTATCTACTACGGCAGGCAGTGGAACAGGTGTTAAGGCAGGCTTTTATGTGGGGCTTGCAACCTCCGGCGTGCGGGCCTCGTGGCGTTGCTGCCACCTTGGTTCCTATGGCCATGCCTCGCTCGCGGCGGCTAATTCTAACAATACAACGGGCAATAGGAATTGGAATGGCTCGGCTGGCGTGGCTGATTTGTCGATTACACCATACATTATATACTGCACCGTATAATCCGCCCATATCGGGAAAATTGTGTTTGAAACCAGCGGGGGCTAGTAGCGAGAGCGGACGCCGCCGACGACACAAATCAAAGGAGGATTTACTGGTGAAAACGTACTGCAAGCCAGCAGAGGTGAACATCGAAAACCTTGATTTTATCAAGGAGCAGGTGCATCTGTGCTTCACTGGCAAGCGGTCAAAGAGAAGATTCCAAAATTTATTAGTATCTACCGGGAAAATCACGCGGGCCGAACTGCGTGAAGAAATCCGAAATTGTACTTGCAACAAAAGCCTAACGGCCATTGACGCCGTGGCCGAGCAGGCTCATGCCGACATTCTGACGCGCAGCGTTTCGTTTGAGCCTGTGCGTCAGTTCCAACTGCGGGAAAACGGGAAGCTGCGCAACATCTGCGAGGAAAGTCCGTGGCAGCAGATTTTTGAATATATTGCAAAGGGAGCGCTCGACCCGCTCTTCCGCGCAAAGCTGCTGCCGATCCAGTATGGAAGTCTGCCTGGAAAGGGACAGATTGCCGGGAAGCGGCAGAACGAACGCATCCTTCGCCGGATGCTCCATAACAAGACCGATGCCGCAAAATGCGACGTTAAAAAGGCTTATCCTTCCACGACAGTCGAATGCGTTATGAATCTTCTGCGCCGCGACATCGGAAAGAATAAGCCCTTGCTGTGGCTTGTGGAGGCCGTCATGGCAAACTACCCGGACGGTGTTCTGCTAATTGGCGGGTATCTGCCTTGCTGGCTGTTCAATTATGTTATGAGTTATGTGCTGCGGTACATCCTCTCCCATCGCAAGGTGCGGCGTGGGAAGTCGTTCAAGATGATCCTTGCCATCTGCTGCTATGCCGACGACATCACTGTGTATGGGCGCATATCCAACCTTACAAAAGTGATGAAGGACACCACCAGATGGGCAAAGGAGACGCTGGGGCTGACAATCAAGAGTGCGTGGGATATTATCCACTTTGCGTCCTTTGATGCCGAGCGCCAACAGAACAAGCGCCGCAAGGCTGGCAGCCATCAGCGCACGCCGGGTCTTGATATGATGGGCTATGTGGTACGCCGCACTTATACCATCATCCGAGGCCGCAACTTTGTCAAACTGCGGCGGGCAATCCTGCGTGCCCAGCGCGATCTGGATGCTTTGGGGTATGTGCCGTGGTGGAGAGCACAGCGCATTATGAGTCAGTGGGGCGAAATCAAGCACAGCGACAGCCGTGGCTTTTGCCAGAAGTACAACGTCTATAAAATTATCCGCGCCGCGAAACGTTCTGTATCGTGGCATAGTAAACAGTTACTGTTAAAGGAGCAAACGCATGGAGCAGTATGTTAAAAAGCCCGCTGCCGTGCAGGTGTTCGCACTGAATGGCGCGACGGACATTATCCTGCGCAAGGATATTGCGTCCGAGAAAATCACCGACGAAGAGGGCAACAAGCAGACGGTCTGGAACTGCGATGAGCGCCAGATTCGCGTTGCGTCCGCAGTCACCGAGGAAGAAGTCACGGCGGACTTCGATTCGTGGTGGGACTATCAGCCGCCGCGCGAGGCTGAGCCTGTGACTGCCTCTGACCGTCTGGATGCCCTTGAGGCAGCCGTTTATGATTTGGCGGAGGTGGTATACAATGGCTAAATTTTACGCGACACAAATCCGCATGGGCCGCACGACGCTGGAACAAGTTCCTGCCGTCTGGCGGGAAAAAACGGCGGCTTTGCTGTAAATCATGTATCCGCGAGCACCCTGCAAGGGGTGCTCTTTTCTTTGCACAAAAATGAGGTACACTCTATGGGAAAAAGCATTTTTGATGGCCGCGTGCAGATCAAGTACAGCTATGGCTGCTACGGCATGACACGCGGCGGCGGAAAGACATGGCACGGCGGCATGGACATCGTGGGCGTCGACAGCGACATTATCCTCATGCCGTACTATGAGATGCCCGACGGCACGCAGAAGCCCATCAAAGGCCGTGTGACGCGGGCGCGTATCGTGACCGACCATTCCGACAGAACATGGGAGTGGGGGTATTATGTTTGTGTCCAGCTTGATGCCGACCAGACCCCCGATGCGGTCAATTTCATGTACTTCTGCCATTGCTCCCGCTTGCTTGTCGATGTCGGTGATCGTGTCATCAGCGGCCAGCAGCTTGCCATCATGGGCGAGACAGGCAATGCAGAGGGCACGCACCCGCACTGTCATTTTGAAGTACGAGCCACGGCCAGCGGCAAGGGGCTTGACCCTACGGCCTATGCAGCCATCCCCAACAAAGCAGGCATCTATGGCGCTGCTCCGGCAGCGGACAAGCCTGCCGAAATCCCTGCCAACAGCGAAAAAGCTGCCACTTCTCTTTTGCAGAACATCACTGTTGGCCCTGTCAGCAGTGGCGATGCCGCCGCAGTTGTTGCGGTCTGCAAGGAACACGGCACGACGGCAGACAGCTACACTAATGCTGAGAATCACTTGCAGATCATCTGCATCCGCAGCGTGGTGCAGGCTGTTGCAGACGCTGTGCTGGCGGTTTGCAAGGAACGCAAGCTGACTGACGCGAAACTCTACACGAGTCACTGGGCATAAAGGAGGCCTTTTATGAAGCAACTTTTTGAAGCCCTCACTGCGCTGTTGAAGGTGAAAACCATCGTCACGTTGGTTATTATCGTTGTGCTGGCCGTGCTGTCTCTCAACGGAAGCGTCGAGCCGGACAAGTTTCTCACCATCGCAACAATGGTCGTTGCGTTCTATTTTGGAACGCAGAATGAAAAAAAGTCGTAGTTTTCCCCCATAAAATCACCTTTTCGCCCCGGAAAGGATGATTTGCATGAATAGTTTTATCGGATGGATTGGCGGCAAGCGTGCCCTGCGCAATGAGATTCTGCAGCGTATGCCTGCGGACATCGGACGCTATATTGAGGTGTTCGGCGGCGCAGGCTGGGTACTGTTTGGCCGTGAGCCGAGCAGCAAAGTCATGGAAGTGTTCAATGACTATGACGCGGAACTTGTCAACATCTACCGCTGCATCAAGTACCACCCGGACGCCCTGCAGCATGAACTTGATATGCTCCCAGATGCGCGGGAAGTGTTCTTTGACTGTCGGGCACAGGAGCAGGTGCGCGGGTTGACTGACATACAGCGAGCGGCACGCAGTCTATACCTTATTAAGGCCAGCTTTGGAACAGACCGTCGAACATTCGCAACTGCGCCGAAAGGCGTCTGCAACATTTCTGCATCGTTTCCTGCGGTGCAGGAGAGGCTACGCCGGGTCATAATCGAAAACCTTGACTTTGAGCATTTGATTAAGACTTATGACCGGGAAAACGCCTTATTCTACTGCGATCCTCCGTATGTTGAAACCGAAAAATACTACCGCGCACGGTTTCAAGAAAGCGACCATAAGCGGCTGGCCGATGCGCTGCACAACATCAAGGGCCGCTTCCTGCTGTCCTACAATGATTGCCCACAGGTGCGGGAGTTGTATGCCGACTGCATTATTGAGCCTGTTTCGCGGCGTAATACGCTGTCTGCGCAAAGTGTGGACGGCTACAAAGAAGTCCTTGTTCGCAACTATGAATTATAACGGAAAGCGTTATATCCTACCAAAATGAAGACGCCCCGCTAAAGATTATTTTAGAATGGTCGCAGGGGCGATAAGGTGATAAAAAATCATCTCTCCCGCTTGTTAGGTGAAAGACGCTGGACACAGGCGCGACTTGCACGAGAAACAGGCATCCGTCCGTCGACCATTTCCGCCTACTATAACGAACTGGCGGAGCACATCAGTTACGAGCACATGGATCGCATTTGCGAAGCTCTCGACTGTGATGTAAGTGATCTTCTGGAACGAGTGCCTTCTCGGCAGCGCAAAACGGGCAAAGACCTAATCTTAGAACAGCACGGAAACCGAAAAACTAAACAATAAGCGGGAAACAAAAAAGGCGTTTTAGAAGTGTTTAAATACCTCTAAAACGCCTTTTTTGTTATTAAAATTTGAGCGGAAATCCTGCTATTTCTTTTTCATTTTAAAATCAAAGTCTTTTCAATTTTTTTGCAAAGCAACACCCAGCGAAGATTACGAGCGCATCGTCATCAATTTTTCGCCGCGGGATATCTCTCCCCTGCTTCTTGAGCCTTTGCGTCACTGTCCGACCGCGCTGGACGTTGCGGGCAGCGAACTGGAAGAGTTGTTTGACGAATTCAACCTTCAGGAAGAAAAATATCGCAACGAAATTCTATTGCAGGAAATGCGCAAATGCACGCTGGCGCGGATTCTATTGCTGCTTTGTTTTGATGACACCAAAAGCTGTCAGGAGGAATGCCGCAATGAAAAGCTATCCGCCGTGATGGAGTACATCGACAATCACCTGACCGAAATCAACACCATCGGCGACATTGCAGGCGGGATGTATATTTCCGAGTCCACGATTCGCAAAACGTTCTTGGAATACGCCAACATTCCGGTCATGAGCTATGTGCGCAACAAACGCATTTTGCTGGGACGCACTCTGATTTTGAACGGCGTGAAACCGCAGAAAGCCTGTGAGCAGTGCGGGTTTCAGAATTATTCGACCTTTTTCCGCGTATACAAGAAGCACTGCAGGGAATCCCCCTCGGACACTTACCAATCCGTCACCAATAGCGCCCAGAAACCGCTGGGAATGTAACTTAACAGTTACCCCTAATACCGGACACGCCCATTGGAGTATTTTTAAATCTGGTTATCCATTTTAGTCAGCATTCCTGTAATCCGTAAAAATTGCGAATTGAAATAAAAAGAACCTCGCGGTAAGCTAAGGTTACATCCTAGCAGATGATAATAACCACAGCGAACCGGAGGTTCCAAATGAATTATGCTCAAAATTGCAAAATAATGTAAGTGACAGAAACGACTTTGGTTGTGGGGGTGGATATCGGCAGTCAGTGGCATTACGCAAGAGCGTTCGACTGGCAAGGAATTAAACTTACGCGCAAAGTGTTTCGCTTCAACAATGATCTGGACGGGTATATAGCCTTTGAAGAATGGGTACAAAATGTGTCCGCAAAATCTGCTAAGATTCAGTTTCTTCCGTGCTGCTTTGCTCACATAACTCTGCCGTCCGATTGATATAGTCCTGTGGAAAATCGTCTGTATCATACACGATCCAGATATGTTTGTACACATTGGAGCTGCGTTGCACACGACTTCTAGCTCTATCAAATAAGTTCAGGGTGTTCTGCCCTTCACCATAGATATTGACAATATCAAACCGCTGCAATGCCCATCCCATACAGGGATAAAAATTGCAGCGTTTTTTTCTGGTAATTTGCCAGACACCGTCTGGCATCTTATTGCGTCACCCGTTCAATGAAATCGTCAAAGGTAATATAAGTGACACTCAACTTCTCACAGATATTTGGCAACTGAGCAGAGTGAGGTTTGTACTCCTCTGCTGTTACAACTGTTGCACCAAGCTGTTTTGCCTTCGCAGCAATGTAAATGTCAGCAGACGGTCTGTTGGAAAGAATATTTTTGGTGTGAATACTCTCACGCATCTTCGGATCTTTGAACAGTTCCCGGATAATCAAGGTTTCAGCACCATCCGGATTTTTGAACATTCGCTTGTGTTCGTTGATCCATTTGAATGCGTCGTTATCTTTTGAAAACTGTCCCGAAAGTTCATTAAAGCACTCATCCACCGAAATATATGTTTCCGCTTCGATGCCGGCTTCCAGGCTGACCCAAACCGCCTCAAAGAGCTTACCTTTCTTGGGGAAATGAAACAGCAGCTTCCGGATGATATTTGTATCCAGTATGTAGATCATTAGACCACCCCCCTGAAGAAAGCGGCTTCCAAACGGGGAAGGTGATCAACTTTACTGTGGAGCATTTCGCTTGCACGAACACTATCAATTTGGCCAGAGAAATACTGCTTAAATACATCACCCGTATACCGCTGGCCCAAATAAGAAAGCTTGGTCGAATAATAATTTCCGCCGCTCTTCTTATTGCTACCAGGTTGCTTCTGATTACGAATGGCTTCCCCATAGAAAATTTCACGCAAAGCATCATAATCGGCAGAGGTGATTTTTCTCATCTTAAGCAGAGTGTACATGATTGCCTCTCGGCTTACAGAGTACAACTTCGCCAGATTCTCGATATATTCCTCTGTCAGAGGTTGCTTTGCAAGTTCTGCAACGAAGTCATCATGCGGAATCAGGAATGTATTCGCAAATATATCGCAAGCTCGTTCTGATTGCTCCTGATCTGGTTCGAGGGCTACATAGAAATCATCTCGGATGATCTCAGCACCGCTCGTATCAGAAATCAGGTGGTACAACTCATGGAACAGCGTGAATATCTGTCTTGCGAAAGACATAGAGTTGTTAATCAAAATGACCGGATGTGTCGCATCGTTAATGCAAAGGCCCGAAACGCTATTGTCTCTAAAGGAATCCTTGAATACATAAATTCCCAGATCATAGAAACGTTCACGGTAGATCTCAAAGACTACCTTTGTGCTTTTTCTCGCCTTTTGTGCGCTTAATGGGAAACTCAGCAATCGTCGGATGTGATTACACAGAGCAGTCATATCCGAAGGGAAAGTATCCCGTTGTGTGAGAATGCTCACTCTTTCCGGGTACAGTTCCTTCACACTCATTTGATATACCTTGGCATGTTCAAACTGTACAATAATATTTTTGCTGAAGCGATTGATTACATCATCAGATAGTGTCCGTAAGTCGCCTTTAATCGGCGGCAGTATTGGCGGCTCTGGGAAGAAAAAGACGGCAC